ATATGAATATTAAAAACATAACACCTACCGGTAATGGTTATACAATAACAGGTGGTAAAATGTCTAAGGATGTTGATTCCGATATAATTAAAAAAGTTATAAATTTCGTGGATACGGGATCACCAAGCGTAATTGATAGTGGTAGTTTTATTGAGCCTGATTTAAAATTAAAAAAAGTATAAAAATGAAAAAAGTAATTAGATTAACCGAAGCAGATATTACTCATTTGATAAAACGAGTATTAAACGAATCACACGAAGAACGTGGTGATAGATATATGTTCTTTTCAAACTTAGAACAGATGAAAAGACAATGTGAATTTCTATTAGAACAAGATAGGGGGATGATAGAAGAAATATTGGATAATGGTCACGATTGGGCACAAGACCATATTGCCGAATCCAAAAACAATATGGATCAAGTTTTTGATTTTATGATGAATGAAATCAAAGGTGGTGATGAACAACATATGGATAATAGTTCTTTTGATGATGTAATTGAGGAGGGTAGAAAAAAGGCCGGAACTAAATTATGTGCGAGGGGTAAGGCGGCGGCTAAATCAAAATTTAAGGTTTACCCCTCAGCATACGGAAATGGGTTCGCGGTTCAAGTGTGTCAGGGTAAAATGAAAGGTTTAGACGGTAAAAAAAGATGTTCCCCACCTTATTGTTAATCCAAAAAAAGTCATTATCTTTGTAAAACCAAAATCGGATATATGACACCCTACCAATTCGTAAAACACAAAATTAATAGAATTACTTTTCGTTATTATAAATGGATAAAACGTCGTCCATTAGACCAAGGTTTAGACCCCGAAATTAAGGAGTTCCAAACAACTTGTTTTCACATTTGTCGTAAATTAATTAATCAGAATGATTCTGAATTAATACTATCACCCATAAGTGATAAACGTGTGGTTAAGAATGAGAGATTGGGTATATACCTAACATTACAGAGCCAACAGGCGTTCGTAACCAATCACGTATATCATTATTCTATTATATTAGACGCTAGAACTTGGGAAAGGGTAGTTTACTTGTTTAATCACGAGATAGAACGTCGTAGGAAGTCCTACGAGGTTGTAATCAATGGACAGATTAGTCACTCACTTAATGATATTCTTAATAAGTTCTAATTTCTTTTATAATTTTTTTAACCAATTTATCAATACCTTCATTTTTGGAGGTATTTTTTTTTGGTTTATAATGAGTCATTTTTGGTTTGTTTCCCGTTCCTGACTTAGAGTGTGATTTCTCGGCAGTTCTTTTTTGTTGACAAGCACTTTTCTTTTGTGAGTCAGTCATTTTTGAGGCAACACCTGCGGCTCTACATTTTGGATATCCCTTATCTGAAGCCTCAGGTCTACCACAAGGAGGATGACCCCCACCTTCTTTTTTTCTACATATATTAACCCAAGGACCTCCCGGTTGTTTACTACCTTTAGGTTTTTTCTTAGTACCGAACCAAACACCCAAATCCTCCCTTAAAACATTCTTTATTACATCCCTGATGTTTTCGTTCTCTGTTGATTCACCCAATGGTTTAATTGGACCATTACCACTATTTAAGTTATTACCATCATCATCAGAATCACTTGGATGGTCCTTAATATATTTAGATATTTTTCTTGCGTTTGTTTCCATTTTCTTTATTTTATTTTTTGGTGTTGACATCTTACCGTCATAACTATCATAAGCCAATTCGGAGTCATCGTATTTAGAGGTTGGTATATAGAAAGGTTGCATTTCTTGCTTATCAAATTCCCTAATACCTGGCGATAATGGTGCTTGGTATTTACCTGACGATGAAGATGTAACTGTAGCCTCGTTTAATTTATTGTTACTCATTTGACTTAATGATTTGTTATTTCTATTTTTATATAAATATCTTAAAAAACGAATTGTTATGATTTACGAACATTTTAAATGGACTCCTGAGTTAACAGAAGAATTTTCTAAAATAGTTTTGGATAATTACGAATTGATTGATAATATTGAACAAGAAATAATGATGTTTATAAAATCAAAAGTTTATGCAAGAAAATAATCCATACGCAGTTTTATTCGGTAGTATAGAACTACACTCAGAAGAACATATAGATTTAATTTTGGGTGTTATGGATAAGGAACATGCCAATTATTACTTAGTGGAAGCCGTTAGACACGCTTATCAGAGGGGGGTATATAGTTTTGCTGAGGTTGAAATCATATCTAAATCAATAAGGGTATTGTCTAAAACGGAAGAATTACCAAAAGAAGGGGCATAAAAAAAGGGACAATTTCTTGTCCCTTTTCAATATTACATAGATAATTGATTATCTCAATTCTCTCAAATCAAACGTTCTAACACCATCAACTGTGATACGTCCGTAGAAACGGTTATTAACCATTTTCTTAGCGTAACGTGTCATAATACCTTTGATAGGTGTAAAATTGAACGGATTGTACATAGTTGGTGTTAATTGTAGAGGTACGTACGGTGCGTAGATGTAACCTGTGTCAAGTAACGATGTACCTTTGTGACCAACTAACACTTGGTTAGCAGGGAAGTAAGGGTCACGGAATACTTGGTAACGACCAGCTAATGTACCTACTCTTTCAATACCCATGTTGTACTGATCTTGCTCAGGTGAAGCATTTGATACGTGGAAGTATTCCAAGTCATCAAAAATTGCAGAAACTTCAGAAGAAACTACGATCCAATTAGCACCACCACGAAGAGTTGACTTGTGAATTTGAGCCGACAATTGGTTAATTGCGGTAATCAAAGTCTGATTCCAATCTTTTTGAGTGTATTGAGTTAATGGATTAGATGATGTTCCTCTCTTCCATCCGTTGTAATCCCAACGTAGATTCCAAGCCGCTCCTTTACGTAAGTCACGTAAAATTTCACGGTCAATCTCAGCAGCTACTTGTTCTGACAACAATGCCGTCAATTCAGCCTCAGCGTCGATGTTATGGAAAGCCGCAACGTCTTGAGCTAACTCAGGAGACCATTGTGCTCTTAGTTTTCTTTCAGTAACAGATACAGTAACGGATTGAAGGTCGAAAGAAACCTCACCAATTTGGTCTTCGAATTCCAATGACTTATATCTTCTGAAAGAACAAGTAAATTGAGTTCCATTTGATGCATCACCAGAGATATTTAAAGTTAAACCTGAGTAACCATCTAAAGAAGCCGTACCAAGAGCACAAGGAACTTGTAAGTCAACTTCTAAATAAATAAGACCTACTGAATCACATATATCGTAATAAGATCCACCATTTCCTGTTGATGACCAAGTTGTCGTAGCTTGTTGTCCGTATTGTACAATACCTTTACCGTATTTTTGAGTAACAACTCTAAATAGTAAGTCACCAGATCCCATTCCTGAGAATGCTCCGGTAGATACTGCTTTAACCTTTAAATCAGAAAGGAAAGCCTCGCTATCAATTTCCATACCGTCAGGTCCAATCAATTTACCTTCACCTGCGGTTGAGAATCCTGACATAACGATAATTGCTTTTCTGTAAACAGGACCTCCGTCAGCACCTGTTGCCGCTACCGTACCACCTGTTAAAGAGTAAGCCGTTGGTATCATTACACCATTTGACCAAGCAACTGTTACAACATTTGTTGTTGTAATTGCCGTATAAGCACCTTTTGAGTAATCAAAAAGTCCAGCAGGATCCAAAGTTGGTTCATTTCCTTCATAAAATCTATCATAAAGGTTTTTATCGTTAGCACCATAACCCGCTTGTGATTCTGCTAGTGTTGGACCATCTGGTGCTCCAACAGGACCGAAATGTGGATTTCCATTAGCGTCCGCAGTGTTATAACCTTGAATTTTAGGTACGAAGTAGAATAATTTACCAATTGGTAAGTTCATTGCTTGTACTGATACGATTTCGTTAGCCAACAATTTAGAGAAAACACGTCTTACGATTGGAAAAACAACTGTTTCGAATGCTCCGTTAGAAGATTCTGAAGATGCTTCGTTAATCAAGAAAGATGCTTGGTTTTCATAAAGTTGTGCAACGTTTTCTTTTAGGTGGCCTTTAAGACCTTCTAGGAACCCTAATTTGTCCCATTTGTTAATTGTATCTTCTTTGATAACCTTAAGGTGCTTAAGACCGATGTTACCAACAAGACCTGATTCTAATAATGCTCCCATTATATTTTAGTTTTTATTGTTTAGTTTATTTTACTCATCAGATCTTTCATTCTCAAGAACTGAGGATTTTCATACGTTTTTGATTCAATCAATGTAGAAGCCGATCCTGATGCAGGTGTTTTTTCGATTCTTGTCTCAATTGATTCTGTAATTGACCCTTTAGTTTTTGTTGAAAGTTCGTCTTTTATTGTTTTATACAAATTCTTAGATTCTTTTATAGTTTCAACACCGTCAAATCTTCTTAAGATGTTTATTTTTTCTTGTTTTGAAGTTGAGTGTTCTGTGAACAATCTCGTAGCGTACGCTAAATTTGAATTAAAAATAGCAACTTCATTAAGTTTATCTCTAAACACATTAAGAGCCTTACGATATTCTTCGTTCTTTTCTCTTAAAATTTGTACTTGATTAATGTTTCTTTGTTCTTCAATACTGATATTTGATTTGGAATGAGCTCTTGGTTTTGGTAGACCGCCTTTTCTGAACATTGAACCGTTACCTAATGTACGTGAAGCTTCTTTGGTTTCTTCTTTAGATTTACCTGAAACAAACATAGATGAAGGTTTCCCTTTACCCATCATAGCACCTTCTTTGGTTTCTTTCTTCACAGGTTTGTTAAAAATTGTACTTTTAACTTTACCCATTCCGACACCTTTAGTACCAGTTTTCATATCTTCTTTGAATCCACCTTTAGAAGTTTTGTAAGAGAATTTTGAAGGTTTTCCGATTTTTGCGCCCTTACCAATTTTTGGTTTCATTGATTCGTTTTGCATTTCCTCATCTTCTTGTTCATACATTTCTTCTTCGTCTTCTTCTCCAAACATATTTTCTTCGTCTTCTTGTTCAGACATTTCTTCTTCGTCAGAATCCATTTCAATTTCATAGACAACTTCTTCATCGTCCACGTCAACTGTTTCACCTTCGTCAAAAACTTTTGATATAATACTGTCGATGTCGTCATCATCAGATTCATCCATTTCTTCGTAAGATTCTTCCATTTCTTCCTCATCAGATTCGTACATTTCATACTCTTCTTCTTCGGACTCACCCATTTGGATTAGATATTCAGAATCTTTGTTTTCGTCTGTTAGATGAATTTGGTCATCGTCTTTTTTAACGATAATACCGTCTTTTTCTCCCATCGCCATGAAAACCTTTAATAGTTCTTCATCTGAGATACTGTCTTCATCTGATAGATCGATAACTTCGTCATCTCCCATATCCATATCCATATCAGTATCCATTTCCATTTCATCCTCGTCAGAGTCAATGTCCATTTCCATTTCATCCTCATCGGAATCCATATCCATATCCATCTCTTCTTCATCAGAATCCATATCCATGTCAACTTCTGTGTCAATCTCCTCGTCATCTTGTTCAGATACGATAGATTCTTTTACTAATTCTTTGATTTCT